CCGACGACGAATCGCGCTTGACCGAAATGAGCGCGTCGCAGGTGCTTTCGTTCCGCACCGAGCAGCGGGTGATTAAGCTCGGTCAGAGTGTTGCGGACTTTTCGGCCCTCGAAGCCGCGAGCCGCTACATTCTGAGCACGGACAAGCACCTCGCTCAGCAGTATTTCGCGGATCACTCCGCGCAGTACGAAGCCCCATCTGCCTCCGCAGCGGCGTAACCACAGGAGATTTTTGAAATGACGACTCACATCAGGGAAGAAAATCTTCAGGTCACTGCCACTGAAGATTTGAGCACAGCGGCGCAGCGCTACAAGGCGATCACTTTCGCAGGCACCATCGCGCAGGACACTAAGAGCGTGGCTGGCATCCTGCGTTTCGGGGCATCGTCGGGCGGCATCGCCTCGGCGGTCATCGAGGGTGTTACCAAGGGCGATTGCAGCACGACAGTAACGACTATCGGCTGGCCGCTCAAGGTGGTCACGTCGGGCTGGCTGGCTGCGGCAGTATCGGGAGACATGGTAATCGGGCGGGCGCTGACAGCGTGCGCTTCCGGCGACCGTGTAGCACTGACGCTGGACTGCAAAGCGCCCACCGTGTCGAACGTCTAACTCACGCATCACAGGAGATTTGAAATATGGGTTTCTCAGTACAGCGTGAGTTGCACATCGACCAGCACCTCACGAATCTTGCTATCGCCTATCGCCCGCAGAATTTCATTGCGGATCAGATCGCGCCAATCGTTTCCGTTGACAAGGAAACGAACAGCTACCCGATCTTTTCGCGCTTTGAACATTTCTCAATCGAGGATACCGCTCGGGCGCGCGGGACAGAGGCCAAGAAGGTAACGCGCTCAGTCAGCTCGGCGAACTATCAGGTGCGTAACTACGCACTCGGGTTCGACGTGACGATTGAGGACTTGGCGAACATGGACAGCGCATTCCGGGGCGAACTCGACCTCGGGGCTGCGAAGTACCTCGTTGGCAAGCTCGGACTGGGCTACGAAAAGCGTGTGCTGACACTCGCTTCTCTCGCAGCGTCAGTGAGCACCACGTTCGTGCCAAGCAGCGCGTGGAACATTTCAGGCACCGCAACGGCTCCGGGCGGCGACCCCTTCTCGCAGGTCATGCAGATGATCGAGCAGGTACAGTCGCAGACCGGGCAGCGTCCCAACAGCCTGCTTTTGGGCTGGAAAGCGTGGGCGTACATGCGCCGCAACTTCAACATGCGCAACCTCATCAACGGCGTGAACAACCGTGGTGGCACGGTGGCTCGTGATGCAGTGGCGAGCATTTTCGAGGTTGACCGCTTCCTCGTGTCGGAAGCGCTGTGGCACACGCAGAACGAAAACACCACTCCGAGTTCGATGGCGCTGACGGCCAATCCGATTGCGGACAAGGTGATTGCCTACTACGCGCCGATGGCGGCGAGCCGGGAAGACCCCAGCTGGATGTACTCATTCCGCTGGACTCCGAACGGCTATCCGGCACCCTTCACTGTGGAGCGTCATGCGTATGACACCCGCAAGAAGGTCGAGACGATTGAGGCAGGGTACTTTCAGGATGAGCGCGTCACGGGCGCTGACTACGCCGCGATTCTGAGCGGCGTCGGTTCGGCGCAGTCGAACGGCCTGACCTGATCGAAGGAGCACATGGGAGTTGCCCGCGCGGTAATCATGCCGCGCGGGCCTTTTTACAGAGGAGGCTGAGACGTGAATGCAGTGAAAACAGGCGGGCTGATTATCAACATTCATGCCCTTGGAATGCCTTTCGACGGCGAGACTGTCGCCACGAAGTCATTGGGCGGCAGCGAGAGCGCTGCGTATTACCTCGCGCGCGGACTCGCGGCGCGAGGGCATCGTGTCACCGTATGGACGGCGGCAGAAACGAACACCAAAACGGACGGCGTGGCTTACCAGTTCGCCGGCCCGCAGACTCAGGAAACGCCGCTGGGCGAGCGCTTCGAGCACTACGCGCGCAACACGCCGCACGATGTGCTGATTATCCAACGTGGAGCCATAGCGTTCCATAAACCCTTTGCCAGCAAGGTCAGCATCTGGCAGCTGCACGACCTCGCGCTGCACCGCTACACCTCCGCCATGATGGGCGGGATGTGGCAGGTAGACGCCGTAACAGTGGTCAGCGAGTTTCATCGCAAGCAGGTGGTCGATGTCTGGAATATCAACCCCAACACGCTGCACGTCGTCCGTAACGGCGTTGACCCTTCGCTGTATAGCGGATCGCTCGCTGATTTGCCCGCGCCCCTGCCAGAGAGCGGGTTCAAGCTACTCTACCAGTCAAGGCCGGAACGTGGCCTTGAGCACTTGGTGCGTCCGGGCGGGATCATGGATCGCTGCCGAGACCTCGACATCAAGTTGATCGTCACGACCTATGACAACACCGTGCCGCAGATGAAGGGCTTTTACGACCAGCTGGAGGCGCAGGGCCGCGCACTGCCCAACGTCGTGCAGTTCCCGCCGCTCTCCAAGCCGCAGCTGGCGAGCCTGCAACGGCAGTGCGAACTGCTGATCTACCCGACCGAGTTCGGCGAAGTCTCGTGTATCACGGTGATGGAAGCGACCGAGGCCGGGCTGCCTATTCTCACCAGCGACTATGCTGCGATACCTGAGACGCTTGGCGACGGCGACGGGCGCATCATACTGCCGCTGAAAGATGGCAAGGCCGACGAGGATCGTTTCGTTGAGGAGTTGCGTCGGTTATTTGAAAACAAGAACACTGAACCGGCCATTGACGACATGGCCGCAGCGCAGTCTGAACGCAAGGGCGCGTATTCATGGGACGGCCCAGTAGGTGATCTTGAGGCGCTGTGCCACAAGCTGCTGGCCGACAAGTACGAGGTGCCTCGTGTGCTGCGCCATGCCATTGAGCACAGTGACATTGACTTTGCGCGTTGGGTAGTTGATCGCAGCCCGCACGATGATCGTATTTCTATGGCAGTGCGCGTTGAATTGCAGCGCCAGTACGCCTTCACCGCAAGCGACGAAGCCTACGAGGCGCACTACCGCAAGCACCAGAGCAAATACTACGACGACTTTGAGGAGCGCGTGATCGGCGAGGACGTGACCTCAACCACGCGCTTCCGGGGAGTGCTCAATGGAATGGCTGAAATCAAGAACCGACAATCGCGGCCCGCCCGAGTATTGGATTACGGATGCGCGCACGGGCATTACCTGCTGCCACTGGCCAAACTCTTTTCAGACTGCGAGTTTGTCGGCGTGGACATCAGTGAGCGTGCGGTATCCGCTGCCCGCAAGTGGGTCGAGCGGGACAAGGTGCCCAATGCGTCCATTTACTCACTGAGCAGCGGTGCGTGGGACAAGGAAAAATTCGACATCATCATCGCTGCCGAGGTGCTGGAGCATGTGCGCGACGCCAGTGTTCTTTTGGAAAGGTTTCGTGACCTGCTCACTGATGACGGGGCCATTATATTCACTACTCCCAACGGACGATGGGAGTGGCAGGGAGCCAAGGCTTTCCGCACCGGGCGCGAGCACCTGCGGCACTACGAGAAAAAAGACATCGAGGACATCTGCGCCGGCAACGAGTCGATCATCCTCCATGCGCCCGCCTCGCACGACGTAGGGGGTCGCCCGCTGGGTTCGTGGGTCTGGACAGTCTGGCCGCGCGAACCGTGGGGCCAGATAGATTACGAACGCAAGCTCCGCGAGTACGCGCCGCGCGAGACCGTGAGCGCCTGCATGATCGTCAAGGACGGGGAGGCCACGCTGCGCAAGTGCGTCGAGTCGTTCGCGGACTATGCGGACGAAATCAACATCTACATTGATCCCACCACGACGGATCGCACCGAGCAGATCGCTGAGGAGTTGGCCGAGGATTTCTCAAACCGCCCGTTCAACATTGTGCTGGCCGCAAAGTCAGCCATGAAGGACGGCTTCGATGAGGCGCGCAATGAAAGCATCAGTAAAGCAGCAGGCGACTGGATTCTCTGGTGCGACGCAGATGAGGAAGTCCGCTTCGCCGAGCGCAACCACATGTTCCTGCGCCCCAGCATGCACAACGGCTACGGTTTTCCACAGGTTCATTATTCAGCAGACCCGGAGCAGGTGCTTACCACGGACTTCCCCTGTCGGTTGTTTCGCAATCATCAAGGCATCAAGTTCTACGGCGTGGTACACGAGCACCCCGAGCACGAAATGGGCAAGGCCGTAACGTGGTCGCTGGTTCGCCATGAAATGAAATTCCTGCACAGCGGCTATGTTGACGAGGCCACGAGGCGCAAGCGCTACGAGCGTAATCTGCCGCTGCTGCTGCGCGACCGGGAGAAGCACCCGACGCGCGAGTTGAATTCATTCCTCATGCTGCGTGACATTGCGCAGGGGCTGCTGTTCGAGCAGCAGCAGACGGGCGGCACTATCCTTCCCGGCCACCGCGAACGCGCAGCGATGGGCGTCAAGCTCATGGAGGAAATGGTCAACAGCGA